CAGGTATCAGGTAACAGGGAAACGCGCGAGCCCGAACCGGTCCCGCAAGAGAGCGCCGACGAGGATTATCCCATCGAGTTCGAGCAGTTCTGGCAGACCTATCCGCGCAAGACCGGCAAGCGCAAGGCGTACGCGGCTTGGCGGAAGGCGCGGCGGAAAACCAACAACACGTTCCTGATCGCCAAGGCGTCGATGTACGCCGCCGACCCGAACCGGGAACCCGGCTACACGCTCACCCCGGCTAACTGGCTGGACGGCGAGCATTGGGACGACGACCCGCTGCCGGCCAAACCCGAGCCGACCGCACGCCCCTCGCCATCGGCGTGGAACCGTTCGCAGGCCAATCAGGATGCGAACGCGGCGCTGATAGCACGCTATGCGGCCGAGGAAGCCGCCGAAAACCGATCACTGGAAGGAGTCCTGACATGCTGACGCTCAAGGAGAGCACGCTCGTTCTGGCGAAGATTCGCGTGCATCACGGCAACGCGGCCATCACCGACTTGGAGGCGTGCACGTTCCACGAGGAGCTTCGCGCGGACATGACGCTGGGCGAGGCATTGGAGGCGGTGAAGCGCTTCTACGCGGACAACAGCACGGGTCGCTGGTGCGGTTCTGGCGACATCAACGCCATCGTCCGCAGGATGCGCAACGAGTCGAAGCCCTCGGAGGCGCAGATCGGCAGTGAGTGCGAGAGGCTGGGCCTATCCGAGGACGAGGCGTGGATGTACCGCCGCCAGCGGATGCTCGGCAACGGCCCGGAGCAGGCGCAGCGGCAGGCGTTGTCCATGCGCAACCCGCTCGAACTGCCCGCCGCGCAGCCGAAGAAGCGTTCCACGGTCAGCCGGTTCGCGGGAGCCTCGCGACGCGGCATGGCCTCGTTCGGCTCGATGCTGGGAGGCGCGTGATGGCCGAAAAGTTCCCGACCCCGCAGGAGCGTGCGATAGCGTGGCTGTTGGAGGCCACGGAGATTGGCGGCATGAGCAGGCCGGAAACCGCGTTGCACGCCTATCAGTCCGGTTTCACGGCGGCGCTTGACCTGTGCATCGAAATCGAAAACGCAATAAACGGGTCTGAGACAGGTAAACATGATGAATCCTAATAAGTTATCGCATTCGCACTGAAAACCCGTCAGAGAGGCTGTTGGATGGCAAAACGGGGCATGTATGGTCACATCGCTGGAATCCGATTGCAGACCGGAGAGTTGCCGCCCACTCCCCCGACCCGCATTGAACCGAATTGAACCATGAAATTGAACTCATATTGAACCAAGGAGACGAAATGAACAATAAACCATTCTGGCAGGGTAAGACCTGCAACGAAATGGCCGGACTACACGTCAAGGTCACATTCAAAAGTGGCACCATAGTAACCGGCGTAACTGACAAAAACGGAGACATCCCCGAAGCTGACTACCTCAGCGGCAGGGGGGGGGAATGAAAAGTTCGTCCCGAACAGCTACATTAAATCCATTGAATTGTTGGATGACCCCGAGTATGAGCGCATCGAAGACATCTACCGCATCGATACGGGGGATGTAGTGGTTTGTCGATCAGGCAACAAGTATCCCGTGGTAAATTCCACCACCCACGAGTTGCGGATTAAAGTCGAAAATTATGGCGCCGTTTTTATCTCGCGCGAAGATGCTCTTTTTGGACTGCGTCCGAAACCGAAGCTACCTGACCATGACGGACTCTGGCTAGACAAAGACGGGAAAACATGGGTTGTCTTCGATGGTGGCGAGGCGCTTTTTGACCCTGACAGCCTAGAGTGGTGGCCTAACCTCGACCCAGCCAAAACGAGAGTCAAGGGGGTCGCATTTGGAACTAAAAGCGACGATGCCATTGGTCTAGCACCATTCCGCCCGGCTAAGGCGGTGGAAGCATGAATCGCATCGTGAAATTGCCCTCGGTCGAATCATTCGGACATCTCACACCTGACAAGTGGCTGTTGTTGAAAACCCTTGAGGAATCGGCGGAGATGGTGGAGGCCGGCAAACGTCTGGTCAAGGGCGATTCCACGGCACGCCGAGACTTGATAGCTGAGTGGGCGGACGTGCTGCAAACGCTGGCGAACGTGGCGACGGCGTTCGACATCACCGACGAAGAACTTGCTCAGGCCATGGACGATTGCCTCGTCCACAATCAGGAGAGGGGACGACTGTGAGCATCATCAGCAGTGACGCGAAGTGGGCTGTCCTCCGACGAGGTGTCCGTCTATCCCCCGAGGAAACACGTGGCACGACCAAGAGCAAGGAATACGAGGCCGGTTTTATCGCCGGAGCCACGCGCCGGCCCACGAACGAGGAAATCGTAGCCGGGGCGAAAGCGTTCTACGAGGCGTTGAAGCCCGACTCTTACCCTCAATGGGATTTTGACTGCGCGTTGAGGGCCGAATACTACGACGCCATGCGACTCGCAGTCAAGGCAATGCAAGGAAAGGCATCGGAAGAATGAGCAATCTTATCTACTGCGATATGTGCGGCGACCTCATGACCAAACGTTGGGGCGAAACCATTGACGGTAAGACGTATTGCTGTGATTGCGTTCCGAAGAAGCGTCTCATCGATTCGGGTGAGCCGACCGAGTTCGATGGTACCGACGAAATCGTATGCCCTTACTGCGGGCACCGATACGAAGATTCGTATGAATGCGGCGGCAATGACGAATACTTCGAGGAGGAGTGCGAGGACTGCGGACGAGAGTTCAACGTGACTCGCATCATCGACATCAGCTATGACACCAAGCCGAAGGAGTCAACCAATGAGTGATTACAGGCAGCGGATGATCCGCGAACATCGAGAATTGCAGGAGCGTATCAGCAAGCTGGCGCACATGCTTGAGGGCTACGCGGAGGGCACGTTGGACTTCACGGCCGCGTGCTCCTTCCAGCTCCTTGAAAGCCAATTGTACGCGATGGGGACATACGCGAACATCTTACAGGAGCGTGCGCGTATCGAACAGGTGGATTTAAACGCGCCTCTTGAGGGAGGTGAGTCTGGTGAGGTTCCACAGGATCAGCCCATGCCCCAAATGCGGGGGCAAGACCTACAAGCTGATCTACGAGAGTCTGGGGGGTGGACGATGAGCTATAAGGCGAGGATATTCACCCGCAAAGAACTGAAACAAGGCCTGCACGAATACCTGTACAGCGTCAATCGGCCAATCAACATCAATGCGATGGGTGACTACATCTACGACCATTACGGCACGGAAACCGAGGTGGAGGAATGAGGAAACCGTTTGCTGACTGGGATTTGGAGAATTTCGTTGGACTGGCGATGCTTGTCTGCTTGACGCTGTTATTGGTGTCTGGGATGGCAGCCATCTGCTTCGGCTGCTGGGCCGCCACACGGACACCGGTACAGCCGGAGCAGACCATCATCCAACGGGTCGAAACCACGGGCGACGTGAAACGCCTCTGCATCGAGGCCAAGACCGATGGGCGCATCGACGCCATGAGCTGCGAATTGATAGATCCGCAGTCGGGAGGCGTGAAATGACGAGTCAGGCAATCCGCGACAAGGTGCTCGTATGGCACGAGCGCGGCTACAGCGCAACGGAGATAGCCCGTCAATTGGGTCTGCCGTTGGAGGCGGTACGCGCGATCATCCGCAATGGCGACGGACGGCCGAAGCCTCCGCGCAAGGTCGAATTCCTCGAACCTCCGTTGTTCGAGGCATGACCCGCAATACCGAATAAAACGAAACCCTCCACCACAAGGCGGAGGGCACGCTCACCAAAGCACCATGATAGCCAGAACGTGGAGGATTTCAAACAATGTTCATCCAAACCGAACCATGCCAATACTGCGGCAGCCAGCAGGTCGAGGCACCATGGACGCTATGCCAGGACTGCCGACGACAGTACGCCAAAACACTCCACTCATTGCGCCATAACATGCAACTATTGCAGCGGGTCGCACGGCATGAGTACAAGCTCACCGAACCCGGCAACGGCGGGAAACCGCAGGGCGGCGAGGCACCCGCACCCGTCAACATGCACGCCATCGACCTGCTGGACGAAGCCGAAAGCCTGCTGCAGGACGCATGGTGCGACGCCGGAGCCGTGTGGAGCGACAAATGGCAACGCCTAATCCCCCGCATGCAAACCCACCTCGCATGGCTATGCCAGGCCACGCACGCGGGCCGATTCCTCCGCCAGCTCATCCGCATGAGCCAGCGCATCGAACCATTGGTGGACCGCAGGCCGCGCACCCGCAGGATAATCGGCGTCTGCCCCGAATGCGGACGCGAGGTCATGGCCGCGAAGGGCGAATCGCTGCTGCTGTGCAAATGCGGCAACCCCATCAACGTGGCCGAGCTACGCGAACAAAGCCAAGCCAAGGCCGAAACCATCCACCTGACCAAGACACCGGCAGGCATGAGCGAATGGCTGCGCGAAAACTACGGATACGAG